GTAGAGAGATGATTACAACGACATGTCTACAAAGGTAATCACCTGTCCAGATTGCGGATCAGCGCAGATAGCTGAGATCTATGACGATCCTGTGACTTACGAGTGTCAGGATTGCGGGAAGGTATTCGACAAGTAGCATCCTCATTGACGCGGGTGGCTTCGGCTGCTCGCGTTTCTCTTTTCCATCCGACTTGACATTCTTATAAAGATACTATATACTCCAGCTACGGAATAAGAGGAGGTAGAAATGGGGCAATCTCAACAAACATATGGACAGACAGAAAAAGGCATTGCTGTTCGTAAAGCCTATCGCCGCTCACAAAAAGGCAGAGCTACGCGTAGGGCTTATGAGAAGACGCCGAAGTGCATATCCAGAGTAAAGGCTTATAGAGAGACAATGCAGGGAAGATTGCAATGTAGCATTATAGCACGCCTTCGTCTAGCTATTAGAAGGGGGCAGAAAGCTGGCAGCATAGTTACAGAGCTTGGTTGCTCTATTCAAGAAGTGAAGGCTTACATAGAATCGCAATTCATGGCAGGTATGACTTGGGATAACTGGGCTAGAGATGGATGGCACATCGACCACATCAAACCGCTTTCATCGTTCGATCTCACAGATAGAAATCAGTTCTTGCAAGCGTGCCATTTCACTAACCTACAGCCTTTATGGGCGGCAGAGAATCTAATCAAAGGATCATCGTTAGAATGGGAGGCGTTATGAACGAGATAGAAAAGGGAATTGCTATACCAAATACGTGCAAGTATCCATGGAAAGAGATGGAAGTTGGAGATTCATTCTTTGTGCAAGATGAGAAGATGAGAAATTCTATATCTGCTACAGCGATCTATCACACAAAGCGCGGCGTCGGCAAGTTCACTGTGCGTAAAGAAGAATGCGGAGGCATCCGCGTTTGGAGGATATCGTGACAAAGTCCGACATCACAACCGAGATCGAACAGCTACAACAGAAGGCCGACGAAGCACGAGACGACGGGAACGCCGCGAAGTTGTATCGAACGCTTTGCGAGATTGATGAGCTATCGGACGAGATGGGCGTGCAACCGCACGAGTTTGGAGGTGGCGAATGACTCGACTTGCAGACACATACTGCAACTACGTAGAAGCGATGACTGTCTTCAGCGATGATCGTTCAATGGCCGAACTTCGCAAGAGCGCGATCACTGCGCGTTATGCTGGAACAGATGCGGCAACTGGCGAGCAGATCGCGGTAGGCGACAAGATTGCTCGCCTCGGCACTGGATGGACTCATGTGGTGGAGGAGGCAGAATGACAACGAAGACAAAGTATAACGTGGACTTCAAGACAATCGGCCAGCGGATCAAGGCCATACGTGAGGCGAAACCCTGGACGCAAGCGGTACTCGCACACAAGATGGGTTACAGCGTGACGTATGTAAGCCAGGTTGAGCGTGACAAGTACGCGGGCGGGCCATCTAATCGAGCCATCCGCGCATTCGAGAAAGCTCTTGGCTGCAAGCTGATGAAGTAAGGAGGCGTGATGACCTACACGCACAGCGAGTTCAGGTTCAAGCTGGCAGACGGGCGCGACGTATACTGGAATCGCGTCAACGGATTCTCAGTCGAACACGACCATCAATATCTCGTCAGTCCGACGAAGAAGGAAGCGTTGGAGATCGAGCAGATTACCTCTGACGATGACGCGGCGCATTCTGAAACGTGCGAGTCGGATAAGGTAGCGAGTTCGCAACAAACAGAAATGTGGTAAGGAGGCAGGACGATGAAGCGATACGAGATAGAGCCATTAAGCGATGCGTTCAAAGTGTGGGTTCTTGAGCGTCTAGGAACGGTTGTTGAAATAGTCGGTGGGACGGCAAGGATTATCGTGACCGATGGCGACAAAGACAGGATCATCGAAATGCCTACTGGCTTCTGGACAGAACTCAAGGAGGCAGAATGAGCGACAATCTGGCAACGTGGGAAGCGTTATGTAGGCCACCGGCTTCGGCGCTAAAGCGAATTAAGGGCGGACGTTTGGGCGGAATGACAGACATCAACCCTCAATGGCGTCTCCAGATGATGACTGAACAGTTCGGTCCTATCGGATTCGGATGGTACTACGAAATGCTGGATCGTTGGACGGAGCAAGGAGCGCCACTTCCTACAGTCGAGCCTCTAGACCTAGGCGAATTCATGTGCTTCGTGTCAATCAATCTCTACGTGAAACAAGGAGATGAATGGTCCAAGCCTATCTTCGGTCTTGGAGGATCAAAGCTATTCGAGAAAGAGAAGGACCACTTCTACAACAACGATGAAGGCTACAAGATGGCACTCACTGACGCTCTGAGTGTGGCCATGAAGGAACTCGGAGTAGCCGCTGCGATCTATCAAGGGCTGTGGGACGGCTCGAAGTATGTTGATCTAGTAGATGGCGATTCATCCGAAGCAGTTACCGACTGGCTCAAGCGATGCGAGGATGCCAGCAACACAAGCGCCGAGAAGTTCGCTCCGTGGTGGAATGTCAACGGTGAAAAGGTCAAGGCAGATTGCGGAACAGAGGCGGCGTCGCAAGTGCACGAAGCCTATGCAACCTATCTCAAACGACTCAGCAAGGAGGCAGCGGAATGAGGATTCTCAACTGTGAACAGTACTCGCCGGAATGGTGGGCGGCGCGTCTAGGAATTCCAACGTCGTCGCAATACTCGAAGATCGTCACTAGCAAAGGCGAGCCGTCCAAGCAGCGGACAGCCTACATGTATGAGCTTGCCGCAGAACGCTTGACAGGTGCGCAGGAGGACACGTACATCTCGGTCGCAATGCAGAAGGGCGCTGAACGTGAGGAGCTTAGCCGAAAGGTATACGAGATGGAGACAAACGCTGAAGTCGTTCAATGTGGGATCTGCCTCAGCGATTGTGGACGATACGGCGCGAGTCCTGATGGGCTAGTTGGTTGTGACGGGTTGGTCGAATTGAAGAACCCTCTGGGCAAGACACAGGTCGAGCGGCTGTTGATGACAGAGGCGAAACTTCCAACATCGTATATCCAGCAGGTGCAAGGTCAACTGTTCGTCACCGAGCGCGAATGGTGCGACTTCGTATCGTATGTGCCAGGCTTGCCGCTGTTCGTCCTGCACGTATACCGCGATAGCCTGTTCTGTGACAAGCTGAAAGCGGCGCTGATTGAGTTCTGCGATGAGCTTGATGAGGTATGTGCGTCGATAGGGGGTTCGTGATGATCGTATGCAAAGCGTGCGGCAACCGCTGGACGAAGAAGCAGTATCAGCGCGAAGTCCTTTCCGAAGCACGAGGGCTAGATGATATGATGGCAGACATTCCTTCGGACTGGTGTCCGAGTTGCGGAGAGGACGGAGAGTGTGAGGAGGTTCGTGATGGCTGAGAAGCTGTGTAGGTCAGACGCTCTAGGTAACGAGATGGCCGAGGTGTTGATGAAACGTCATTACGTTGTTCCGGGACCAATGCAGTCTGCTATTCGCGAGGAGATGGGAAAGATCGTTGCCATCCTACGTAACGAGACGATTGAGGATTGTGCTCTGGCGATTGGGGGGATTATTCCTGGCTGCGATTACAAGATTCATGAAGGGCGACTTGTTGGCGACCTTCCGTTTCAAGAGACGCTGGATGCCATCCGCGCCCTGAAGGAGGCGTGATGCGCGTCACAGTCGAAGAGATCAAAGCGAAGATCAAAGACCTGCCGGATAACGTCCGCGACCTCGTGACGATCGACCCAGACGATCCAAGCCTAGCGTCTGTCACGTCGAGGACTGATCCAAGCATCGTGTATCCAGTACACATCGGCGTTCACGAAGACGACACGGGAGACAAGTCCATCCTCATGGCGACGTGTGTATGCGATGCGCGTGTGCTTTGCTGGCACGTCGTGGCGTTCTATGCGCTGTCGAAAGGGTTGCTGCCTGAGAAGCCGTCAGATCCACAGCAGCCGCCTGAGCCGGTCGATCCGGTACAAGTTACCGTTGAACGCGATACGGACGCTCTGACGACATTGACGATGGAGGCGATACAAGCTGATCTGCGTGCGCATGAGGCACGCGCTGCGATGCTTGAGGAAGTGAAGAGATTGCTTGAGGAGGCGTGATGAAGACTGAGGACATCAGGGCGCGTTTGGTGGAGGCAAAAGCATCTCAGGCCATTGCAATAAAAGCGCCGGTATATTCGATAGTAAGAGAAACTGTCATCCGTGATGATGTTCCTGAACTCATCACCATCATCGAGTCATTGCTTGATGAGATTGTAGAGATTCGTTTAAATGTTACGATTGGTTGTCGGCCGTGTGAGGCAAAACATCGAGAGCAAATCAGCGCAATGTCCGAGGAGGCGACATGTCCCAATCAAGCGACATACTAGCGGCCCTGCAACGAGGCGAGACTCTGACGCGGCTTGACTGCTTCACGAGATTCCAGTGCTTCAAAGGACCGGCGCGTATCGCGGAACTCAGGCAGGCGGGCCACGCTATCGAGACTGAGATGATAGAAGAGAACGGTAAGCGATTCGCTCGGTGGAGCTTGGCTGGGCAGTTGGCGTTGGTGTGAAGATGCAAGCGAAGCCATCGTGTGCGAAAGCACGAATCAAACGAAGCGACCTTAAATAGGTACGGGGCGGTGGACTTCGCTTGGAAATGGAGGCACGATCGGTTAAGATAGATGAGTGGGCGGGGTTCGTCTGGAACCTTGCTTGCAAGTCGTTCCTTCATACGGGACGGCCTCGCCTACACTACTTCACCGTATGGAGGTTGATAGCATGAACGTCAAGCGCGGATACTTCGGAATAGGAATCTACCACCCTAAGTTTGAAGAGAACATTGGTGGTCTATGGCGCAGTGCGCACGCGCTAGGAGCATCGTTCATCTTCACAATCGGGGCACGATACAAGTATCAGCCAACTGACACATCGAAAGCGCATCGTCATATCCCACTGTTTGAATTCAGCGATTTGTCATGCTTTATGTCGGGCAAGCCAAGAGACTGTGTGCTTGTCGGAATAGAGATTGACGACATATCCGTTCCGCTGTATACGTTCATCCACCCTCAACGATGCGCCTATCTGCTAGGTGCTGAGGACACAGGGCTTGACGACGCAGCCTGCTTGTGCGACAGCGTGATCGAGATCCCGTCTTCATATTGCCTGAACGTCGCAACGACAGGAGCGATCGTCATGTACGATAGAAGCCTGGGGCGGTGACAGATGCCAGCAAAGGGAACGTCACCGACAGAGCAATGGAACCCTCTCCTCAAATCATATCCAGATAGCGAGAAGGTCAACGCGGTATCCATCGGTGCTGAGACAATGTTCACACGATTGGTATCCAAAGCGGACGACTATGGCAACTATTGGGCGGCTCCAAGGATGCTCTTATCTGGGTTGTATAGGCTTCGTTGGGAGCATGGGGACGTGGACGAGACGTTGATGGTACGTTGGCGTAACGAACTCGCTACGTGCATGGCGGGTCCACTCATCGTCTTCTACTCAATCAACGGTACGGACTACCTTCATCTCATCAATCCACGAAGGCGATTTAGGACAGACACAACACCTAGAGAACTGGTCCCTAGAGAGCCGGCAAACATAGAAGAGAAGGCCATTGCCGAACACGTACCGCAGACGTACCAGGAACGTACCGGACACGTACCTCTAGACCTAGACCTAGACCAAGACTTAGACCTAGAAGAACTACCTTCGGACAAGCCGAAGATCTCGAAAGACGATCTCACCACCCTCACTGAGCACTACGCCACAGTCAGAGGCGCACGACCTCGCGGCAAAGCATGGCTACCAATCCAGCAAGGCTTCAAACAGATGGTCGTCGAGGAAGCGTATACAGTCGAGCAAGTAACCGGCTGCATGGATCGGCTTGTCGAATGGGAAGTGACGTGGACGATCAACACTGTGCGAAAATGGATAGCGGACTTCGCGGCGGGGACGATGGCGGGCAAGAAGGGCAACGGCCAGAAGCTATCGTCCGCATCGAACTTTGAAGACGATGACAAGACGGCTGAGTTGTTTGAGAGTAGGAAGAGAGGAGGCGCGTGATGGTCTGCCTACGACTGAAGAGCGACAATCCCGGCGTACCTGATGGCTTCGTGTGTGGATTCCATCCGGTCTACGAATTCGACGGCTATCTATTTGAGGTCCATTCGTATCACGGGCCGACACCGTTGCGGCGCAAGGACCACGAGCCACGTATGAATGTGCCGAAAGGATTCTGGGATATGTGGAAAGTGTTCGAGGCGTTGCCGGAAAATGCAAAGCGTGCGTGTCTATTCAAGGAGGCGCGATGAAGACTGAGGCGATTAAGAAAGTTCTCGCTGAATTCCGGCAATTGGCATACACAGGCATTTACGTTGGCGAGGCTGACGACGCATGGAAAGATACCCAATCTGACGCTGTAGCCGAACTCACCGCCATCGAAACCGCGCTCTTCTTGTTCGAAGAAATCGAAGCCGCCCTCGCTCCACCGACCGACAAGGAGACAGCGATGACGAAGGTTCAGGAAGGGAGAGTACAAGCGAGCGGAGCCATCACCGAGATCACAGCCCAAACCACGAGCGGGCCGATTGACTACAAGGTGAACATACCAATAGAAGAAGGCGACATGTGTGAGTTCCATTTGGACTACGTTCTCGTGGCTAAACGGTTATTGATAGCTCTTGAAGTGCTAGAGGATCACGACATGCTTGAAGAAGCCAATACGTTAAGGCTGCGTGCCAAGATGAAGGAAGCGAGTGAGGAGGTTTCTGATGG